GATCTCATCGTCTCGCGGGTCCTGGCAGGCGAAACCTTGAAAAATGACAGGCGCTCATCTTAAAGAACTGAGAAAGAGTCTCGGCCTATCGCTCGCGCAAGCGGCGCGACAGGTCGAGGTCTCGCCGCGCACGTGGGCGCGATGGGAAGCAGGAGATCAGAAGATTCCCGAAGGTGCGCTCAAGTTGTTCCGGCTTCTGAATGGCAAGGCAGGCTAGGAGGAGCGCGGTCCCGATGCGTTATGGTGACGGTGCGTTAGTGCGGGTTACGTCAAGGTGGGTTGCGGAGCGTACTGGCAAGGCAGGCGGGGCTTGTTTTGGACTGGCAGATTTAGTCAAGTCTAGGTGAGTTAGGGATTGGCCAGTCAAGGCTGGCAAGGTAAAGGAAAGCCGGGATTCGTTCCCGGCTTTTTCTTTTGGGGGCAACGGCAATGCTAACTGTGTTGTGCGTGCTGCGTTCTGGCGGTCCTGATTTCACGCCGGACTATGTGCATCGGCTACGAAATGGAGTCGAGCGCCACATGCGCGGCAAACCGCATCGATTCGTGTGCATCTCGGATGTGCCGGTCGATTGCGAGCGCATTGAACTGACGGAGAGCTATCCCGGGTGGTGGTCCAAGATTGCCATGTTCCGCCCTGGCGTGATTACGGGGCCGACCCTGTATCTCGATCTTGATTCTGTGATCGTCAACAGGCTTGATCCGGTCGAGAATATAAGTTTTGACTTTGCGATGTTGTCGATACTGGGCAAGGGCGAAAAGCTCGGCAACTCCGGTGCGATGTGGTTTCGCAAGCCGTTCCCGCACGTTTATGAACGCTTCGCGGAGAAGCCGGATTACTGGATCAAATATCATCAGGACAACGCCCGCAATAGATATATGGGCGATCAAGCTTATATTAGCGATCAATTTGCCGAGATCCCAAAGCTGCATGAGGCGCTGCCGAATTTTTTTCGGTCATTCAAATACGACAAGTGTCAGACCGCGGTGCCCGCAGGCTGTTCTGTCGTGTGCTTCGGCGGCAAGCCGCGGCCGCATGAGGTGACGACAGGATGGGTGCCGCGCGTCTGGGTGTAGGGCTGCGGTGCATCACGCCGTTTCTACGGGCTGTAGATTGTCTTGTAGACGTAGGCCCAGGAATCAGGCCGCAGGATTTGGTAAGAACGCGGAGAACGATCTGCGTTGAGCCGTTCGGTCCTTATGCGGACTGGCTGAGAGCGCGCGAATACAAGGTCGTTCAGGCGCGAGCGGTTGAAGCGTTACCCACGCTTACGGATGTGGATACGGTCGTCGCGCTGGACGTGATCGAGCACATGGAGCGGGCAGAAGGAGAGATGTTCGTTAAGCAGGCGGTCGTTCTTGCCAAGCGTCAGGTGTTGATCTTCACGCCGCTGGGGTTTTGTCCGCAGAGCGGGGATGCCTGGGGCATGGGCGGGGATTACTGGCAGGAACATCGCTCAGGCTGGACACCGGAAGACTTCCCCGGCTGGCGCATCATGTGGCTGCGGGATTTTCATCCTAGCGGTCATGCGTTCTACGCGCTACACGGATGAGTCTAAGTCTCGTGCTTCCGTACTACGAGCGGAAGCAGGCGACGGACGCAGCACTAAAGAGAATGGCGGAACTCTATCCGTCGCTCGATATGGAAGTGATCGTTGTCGACGACGGGAGTAGTGAGCCTTACTGCGCGCCTGAGGGAATGCCATGGCGGGTGAACGTCATTCGTCTGCCAGCAAAGAGTTACCCGCTGAACCCGTGTCTGCCGATCAACATTGGGGCGTCGAGCGCGGCAGGAACAGTGATAGCAATTTCCAATCCGGAGATCATGCACAGGACTGCGGTACTGCCGGAGTTAGTCGGCTCGCTGGCGAATGTAGATTACGTTGCTGCGGCGTGCTGGTGCCCGGACGTTAAACGCTGGCACGCGCACTCGACGAGACAGCCTTTGTATGCGGACAAAACTCAGATCAAAATGCCGCAGGATGCCCAATATCACTTTCTGGCTGTTCTCCCACGCGACCTCTACAGGCTCGTGGAAGGCTTCGACTGCGATTACCGTGAGGGCGCGGGATATGACGATAACGACTGGCTGCTCAGGCTCAACCGCGCCGGTGCTCGGTTTGCGATACGGGATGATCTCGTAGTGGATCATTCACGCAATGGCGCTCATGCAGCGTGGACGCGGGAAATGTTCGAGCGCAACCGGCAGGTGTTCCTGAGTAAATGGACATAACTATTACCCTGCACGTTCGGGCGCCGATCATCGAGCAGCATTTGGCCGCTTTAGTGGAAGCTCTATCAACCGACCCGGCGAGGCTCAAAGCAATGCGGGAAGCGTTATCCGAAAAGGGGGACGCCCTTCGAAACGTAACTCAACAGGAGGCACCATGAGTGCAGAGATGGACGCACTGCAACAAGAAGTGGCAGAAACGATCGGTGTGATGGAGTCGGCCATCGCTTTTATTCAAGGCGTGTCGACGCAGGTTCGTGACGCCGCAGGAGATCGGCAGAAGTCGATGGATCTTGCGAATGATCTGGATCAGAAAGCCCACGCTCTGGCGCAGGCTATTGAATCCAATTCTCAGCCGGCTTCGTGAATCTCACTGTCGTAACGCCTCCGCCTGTCGAAGTCGTTTCGCTGGCGGAGGTGTACGACCATCTGCGCCTAACGCCGGAAGGCAGTCCGCCATCGCATCCCCAGGACGCTCTGCTTGAACGGCTGATAACGACAGCCAGGATGGACGCCGAATCGTTCACGCATCGGGCATTCGTGCAGCAGACGCTAAGGCTGAGCGGGCCGTCGTTTCCCTACGATGGTTACTGGACGCTGCCAGCGGTTACGCGCGTGACCCTGCGGCCTCCGGTGGTCTCGGTTGACGCAGTGAATTACTACGATACTGGCAATGCGGTGGTTGAAGTGGACGCGGCGAATTATTACGTGACCGCCGATGCGGAGCTGCGATTCATCGATAGCTTCGGGTATCCGACGACATACGATAGGCCAGATGCCTTCGTCGTGGAATACACGGCAGGCTATCAGCCTGTCGGTTCTCCTCCGGATTACGCTGCGAACATTCCGGCGCCGATCAAGCAGGCGATCCTGCTTGGCGTGGAGCTTCAGTATTCACCGCTCACGCCGCAGGAACGCGAAGCGGCAGAGAAGGCGCGTGATGCGCTGCTCACGCCCTACGTAGTTCACGTCGTTGCATGATGGCATCGCGGAGATCTGAGCGCATCACCATCCAGCGTAAGGTAAGTGCGCGTGATGCGACGACAGGCGCGGAGACGGTGACGTGGCAGGATGCGGTTCCGATCTGGGCCGAGGCGCGACCGCTCAGAGGCCGAGAGTTCGTGCAGATGGCGCAGTCCGAGGCCGAGATCGAGATCATCTTCAACGTGCATTACGAGGAAGGCAAAGCGGTTACGCCTGACGCCCGTATCATGTGGAGGAATCAGGTCTACGAGTTGACCGCCCCGCCGATCGACGTTGGAGCACGCAGGCGCGAGATCGAGTTGATGTGCCGGTCAGCAAATGGCTGAGATTGAGGTCAAACACAATCTGCCGGATTTCAAGCGCCAGTTGGCAAAGTTCGGTTTCGACTTCGAGCGCAAGGCGATTCGCTCCGGTGTCGCGGCTGCGTCCAGGGTATTCAAGAACAGGACGGTCGCGGTACTCAACCGGCCTCGTGTGAGTCCGGTACGCAGGGGTGAACAGCCGGGAACGCTCAGACGCGCGATCTACATCAAGCGCGCACGGGCGCCGCGTGGAGAGGAACATTACTTCGTCGGGGTGAGACAAGGTAAGAAGGCTCGCGGGCGGAAAGGCGGATCAGCCGATGCCTATTACTGGCGCTGGGTCGAACTCGGGCACCGCATCCGGCGTCCTGGTCAGGCCATCCGCGGCGGTCGCAGGACGAGGGCGCTCATGCGCTCGAGACACGATGCGGCAGGCGGTGGGCGTGTGCAGGCTTATCCGTTCCTCAAGCCAGCATTTAACGCTGCAAAACAGGATGCGCTGAACAAGTTCAACGAGATGGTGCAGAAGCGCATCAATCAAGAGAACGCTAAGCGTGCGGCCTGACGAGAAGCTGTATGCCGCGCTGACGGCGGGTTCATCCGCCATCGAGGCGGCGACAGATGGGCGCATTTACCCTGTTCGTGTGCCAGCCGAGAAGGGACTGCCGGCGATTGCTTACCAGCGCGTGGCGTCTGTGTATGACTACGTGATCCATGCACCACCGCCAGTCACGACGCAGGGCACATTCGACATTTTTTGTGTGGCAGCGGATTACCCGTCAGCAGAAGCTCTTGCAGACCTGATCGAAGAGCTGAACGTCGACGGAATCAGGATGGTGGATCGCAGTTCGTCGCAAGGCGAAGAGGAAGGCGCACCGTTCGCGTCCATCGTCACGGTTGAAGTAGATACGTAACAAGCCGAGTTTTCAGCACGGTAAGTCCTCTCCGGAGGGCTTTTTTTTCGCCCATAGGAGTCAGATATGGCTAAGAAGTGGAGTGGAGTTGCATTGGCCGTGCAATCGGCACTGGCAGCAGCAGACACGATTACCGGCATCACAAAGGCAGATCCGGGGGTGGTCACGGCGACTGCGCACGGCCTGAACAACGGCGATTACGTTGTACTCGACGTGCTCGGGATGCACGAACTCGACGGTCGGGTGTTCCGGGTCGCGAACAAGACGAACGATACCTTCGAGCTCGAAGGCGAGGACACTACGCTGTATAACACGTTCGTTTCCGGCACCGCGCAGGCGATCACGTTCGGCGTGACGGTCAACACCATCACCGATCTTTCGGCATCCGGCGGTGATTACGACTTCATCGACACGACGACGATTCACGAACTCACCCGAAGCCAAGTACCGGGACCGGCGGCGCCTGCGACGTTCTCCATGCAGTCGCACTGGGAACCGGGTGATACCGGCCTGCTTGCGTTGAAAGCCGCAGCGGATGCGCAGGGCTTGCGGGCGGTCAGGTTCACATGGCCGGATGGCGCGAAGTTTCTGTTCAATGGTTACGTCGGCTGTT